AATACGCTTATGCGTTCGCTTGCTTCCGTTCGTAGAACGAACAGTAACCGGATCCGCCGTATTTCCATGACGGAGTTGACGGTCGGTTGGGGCAAGCTGGAAACCACCGCTGCTACACTGGGCGATTTCGAAAGCACGCCGACGCCATCCGAAGCCTACATTAACGTGTGGGACGCGCTGGGCCTTGTTAAAATTGGTGAGGACGAGCTAGAGGATACAAACCTCAACTTGCAGGATTTCCTTGCTGATTCTTTCACAAATGCATATGCATCGCTTGAGGATACGGCGTTCATGAAGGGTACGGGCGACGGTGCAAGCCAGCCTACCGGCATTTTGAACGGCACAACCGTAACTCGTTTCGACACTACTGCAGTAGGCGCGTTTACTGCGGACGATTTGATTAAACTAGCTTATGCCGTTCCTTCCGGATACCGCAAAAACGCCGTTTACATCGTTCACAGCTTGATTGAGCAAACGGTGCGCCTTGCTAAGGATTCTCAGGGCCAATATTTATGGCAACCATCCTTGCAAGCAGGTTCGCCAAACATGTTCAACGGCAAACCTATCCATACTCAAGACGATTTGACAGGAACGATTGCAACCGGCAATAACATCGCCGTTTTCGGTGACATTAAAGCCGGTTATCAGATCGTAGACCGGACAGGCTCCACTATCACGCGCCTGAATGAGCTTTATGCAAATGATGGCCTTGTTGGCTTCAAATTCAAGCGTCGTGTTGGCGGCGGCGTTGTACGCGCTAACGCTATGCGAGTGCTGAAAGTTAAGTAATATATTTCACCGATAGCCGGGGGCGTTTTGCGTCCGCCCGGCTTTTCTTATGAGGGGAGGGGAAACGATGAAAAGTTGTAAGGTAAAGATTTATTTTATGGCAGGAGATTACGTTTTTCACCCCGGAGATATCAACGATTTCGAGGATGCAACGGCAGATTCACTATCTGAGGCGGGTTATGTCGAGATTGAGGGCGGCGGGGATGGCAAGTCTATCGACGAATTGAACTATGCGGAGCTAAAGGAGCGGGCCGGAGCTGCGGGGTTCGAGAACGTTCACGGCGCTAAAAAAGACGTTCTTGTCCAATTCCTGAAGGATAAGGAGGCGGATAAGAATGCTTAAAATCACGGTAACGGGTAACGAGCTTTACGATTTCGTGAGGGTCGATCCCGGCACGGATGATTCGGCGGTCAGTTTGGCGCTTAAGACGGCGACGGAAGAGGCTGAGAAGTTTCTAAACACGGATTTCGAAGGGCTGGAAGCTCCTGCAGGCGTAAAAAATTGGGTGTTTAACCGGGTCGCGCAGTTATACGACAACCGGGGAACGACGATTAAGCCGGATTTTGCTTTCATTCACCCTTGGCGCTCGCTTCCGTTCAGGGGGTAGGGCCATGAATGAAGCAGGAAAGATGCGGCATAAGGTCACAATCCAGCGCAGGCAATTAGTCCGGGACGAGGGCGGCGGTTTCGCTCAGGGCTGGGCCGATGATGTAACGATTTGGGCGCAGGTGAAACCGGCAACGGCAACCGCCGTCATTATCGCAAATCAGCCGCAGCAGCAGGTTACGCATGATGTGAAAATCCGGTATCGGTCGGACCTGACCAAAAAGGACCGCCTTACATACCGGGGCCGAATCCTTGAAATTGAGGATATTGTTAACGAGGACGAGTTGGGTAAGTTTTTGCGGATAACTTGCATAGAAAGCGGGGTCTGATTCATGAGCATTCGAATTGACGTCGATATGCGAGGGATAAACCGCGCTATACAAAATATCCGCAGTTTCGAAACCCAAAAGCTCCAGAAGGTAAAGGACGTCATAAACGAAAGCTCGTTAAACGTCATGACCGGGGCAAAACGGCGTTGTGTCGTTAACACTGGGCGACTAAGGGCGAGCATTACAATCGAGCCTTACAACGGCGGTCTACTCGTTCAAGTAGGTACACGTGTAGCGTATGCCGCAGCGGTCGAATTCGGGACAGGCCCGCACGTTATCAGGCCGAAGAATAAGAAGGCCCTGTTCTGGCCGGGCGCACGTCACCCCGTCAAGCTCGTTAGACATCCCGGAACGAGGGCGAGGCCGTTTCTATTCCCATCATGGGAGGAAGAGAGGCCGAAGTTTATACGGGCAATTAGGGAGGCGCTCAGGGCATGAGAACGGCAATATGGGCTTTACAGGTGGCGTTATTCGATCGGCTTTCTAATGATCCTGCGTTACCCGGCGTTTATGACGGAGAGATACCGACAGGCGGCGCGGACGGGGAGCCAATAGTTATAGCTATGCCTTATATCGTCATTGGCGAAGAAACGGTATCCGATTACAGCACCAAGACATATGACGGCGAAGAAATCACGAAGACGATTCATGTTTTCAGTGATTACCAAGGCCGGAAAGAGGTTGCGGAAGTCATGGATTTAGCATTGCGGGCAATGACAGAAGGCCCGTTTCTGCTATCGCCCGGATTTTCAGCAAGTTTCGCGCAGCGGGAGTTTTTGGAGGTCATTAAAGAGGATTCGAATTACCATGGCGTTATGCGTTTACGCTTCAAAATAACTCAAGGAGGCTGATGGAATGGCGGTATTGACGGTTCAGAAAAGTAAATCAGATACGGGCCTAGTGACAACATACGCGGCGGCGGCTGCGGGCGGCGATTCATTCCCGAATGACGGGAATACGGCGTTTATTGTCAAGAATGGCGGCGGCTCAGTTTGTAACGTAACGGTAAAAAGCCCGAACAAGTGCAGTCACGGTTTTACTCATGATGTCGTTGTGGCCGTTGCTGCGGGGGCGACAGCTCAGATAGGGCCATTTCAGCAGTCGCGCTTCAACAAGTCGAATGGCCAAATCGATGTCACTTATAGCCAAGTTGTCACGGTTACGGTTGCAGCTGTATCAATGGGCGGATAAGCCCACAAAACAAAAGGAGGTTTTAACATGCGCGGAGTAGACGTTTTGATTAAGGTTAACACAGGAACGGAAGCGGTACCGGTATGGACGGCGGTTGGCGGTCAGAGGGGTGCAACGCTTTCAGAGGAGTACGATACTGTCGATACAACGACAAAAGACGGCGGCGGCTGGAAGGAATTCGATTTGTCTACGGGCGGTTGGACGATTTCCTGTGATGGCGTGCTAGTTGACGGGGACGTGGGTTACGCAGCTCTTAAAACGGCTATGCGGAGCCGGTCTAAAGTTCAGGTTCAGATTATTAACACCGGACCAGCAACGGACGTTGAGCTGGAAGAGGGCGAAGGCTGGATTACTAGCCATGAGTTGGACATGCCTTACGACGATAACGTGACGTATGCGGTTGAAATTCAAGGAACCGGACCATTGTCCGCAGCATAAAAAATAAAAGGTAGAGGGGTAAACGAGGATGAATAATAAGGCGTATGTATCTGTAACAATTGGCGATGAAGAGAAGCTAATGAAATTCGACTTCAATGCGATCGCAGACGTTGAGGAACATTTCGGCAAAGGAATTTCTCGTGTATTCGATAAGGAGACTATTGGTTTTCGGACGATCCGTGCATTATATTGGGCGGGCCTGAAATGGAAAGAACCGGGACTTACAATTCCACGCGTCGGAACGATGCTATCAAAGGAATTGGAGGACGGAGCGACCTTCGAAAGCCTAATGGAGCCTATTTCGGAAGCAATGGCCGCGGCTAAAATATTCAAAAAGAAGGACAAGTTAGCCAAGGCTGAAGACGAGGAATCCGAGGGCGACGAAAAAAACTAAGCAGCGGCATTGATTGGGAGGGGCTCAAACGAATAGCGTTTGGGCCTCTTGATTTAATGCCGCACGAATTTTGGTCGTTGACGCCGGGCGAATTCATGGAATTAGTCGAGGGCTACAAATGGCGGAATGAACGTGATTGGGAGAAGGTGGCGCAGCTTGCCGCATGGATTACCGCCCCTCATCTCAAAAAGCCGACAACGGCACGTAAGCTGCTCGGAAAAGACAAGGACAAAAAGGCGAGAAGGAAAGTTAGTTCGAACGAGAAACGGGACGAGCTCGCCAGCCTTAAACGCGATATGGGGGTGAAATAACTTGGCAAGTTTGGCCGAAATTTTTGTAAATATAGGGGCGGACATTTCAGACTTTCAGAAAGCTATGGGCAAGATGGAAGAAAGCCTACGATCCGTTGGAGACAAAATGAAGGAAATCGGGGAAGGCATTACAACGGTAGCCGCGCCTCTAATCGGGCTCGGAGCTGTTGGCCTTTCGGCCGCGGCCGACATGGAGAAGGGAAACGGAAAGATGCAAGCGGCCCTCGGTTTGACTGCAGACGAGGCCGAAAAGCTTGGGAATGTTTCTAAAGCTATGTGGAAAGATGCATTTGGGGGCAGCATCGAAGAAGTGAACGATGCCCTTATAACGACATCCCAAAACATTCAAGGCTTAAACGAGGCCGATTTGCAGAAGGTCACGGAAGCGGCTTTCGTCTTGCGGGATACGTTTGGGGCCGAAATCAACGAAACAACGCGAGCTGCAAGTGTACTGATGAAGAATTTCGGCATAGACGGGTCGAAAGCTATGGACCTAATGACGTTAGGATTCCAGCAAGGCGGTAACTATTCGGACGAGTTGCTAGATACCCTCCGAGAATATTCGCCTCAGTTCGCTAAAATGGGGCATAGCGCAGAAGACATGCTCGGAATACTCTTGGCCGGTACGGATGCGGGCGCGTGGAACCTTGATAAGGTGGGCGACGCGGTTAAGGAATTCAATATCCGGGCGAAAGATGGTAGTAAGCTGACGGCGGAAGGATTCGCGGCAATTGGCCTAAGCGCTGCGGATATGGGCTCGGCCATTGCTGAAGGCGGAGAAAAAGGGCAGGCCGCCTTCCAAGCTACAATTGCCGGGCTTGCAGGCATGGAGGATGAAGTCGCAAGGAATGCCGCGGGCGTTGCCCTTTTCGGTACTCAATGGGAGGACCTAGAGGCGGACGTCGTTTCCGCCATGGTTGATGGCATAGGATCCATAGGTCCGGGAGTAGAAGGCGCTACAAAACGAGCAGGCGACGCCTTGTACAACAATATCGGGAACCGGGCAACGGAAGCTTGGCGGGAGTTTCAGGACGCGCTAGTCCCGGCGGGAATGGTTCTAATGGATTTGGTGGATCGGATATTGCCGCCGCTAGTATCCGGAATTCAAGCGGCCGCATCTTGGTTCGATGCGCTAGGCCCTACCATTCAGACGGTCATTGTCGTTGTAGGAACGATAATGGCGGCATTGGGTCCGTTCCTGCTTATCTTGGGTCAGATCATAAGCGCGGTATCTGCGCTAATGCCGGTATTTTCGGCGGTTGGAGGGATCATTGCCGGGGTTGCAAGCATTGGGGTATGGCCGCTAATAGCTGCGGTCGGGGCCTTAATTGGAATCGGCGTCCTCCTGTATAAGAATTGGGAGGAAATAAGCGCATGGGCCGTCAAAACATGGGGCGCGATTATGGCGTTTATTCAACCGGCAGTAGATGCGGTTTCCTCCTTCATAATGTCTAAATTCGGGGAAGTCAAGGCATTTTGGATGGAAGTATGGCCTATGTTGAGCCAAGCATTCCAAAATATATGGAACGGCATTGTCGCTTTCCTGACGCCGATAATCAACGGCATTGTAGCCGTCTTTAAATGGGCATGGCCTGCGATCCAATTGATCATCGTTGGAACATGGGAAGCGATCAAAAACGTCATTAACGGCGCATTGGATATCATCATGGGCGTTATAAAGGCGTTCGCCGCCCTTTTCACGGGCAATTGGTCCGCGCTATGGGAAAGTATCAAGCAGATCATCGGCGGCGCTCTTGAGCTGATTTGGGGCTGGGTGCAGCTATTCGGAGTTGGCAGGCTGCTTAAGTTATTCGGCAGCTTGGGAACGAAATTATTAAATATCATCGTTGACATGTGGAATAAGATCAAATACGAATTTGATTTCAAGATGCTTCAAATCTCCGACGGCGTGACGGGCGTATTTAATAAGATCGTTGATTTTGTCATGGGGCTGGGACGGACGTTCTATAATGCCGGTAAAGGCCTAATTGACCAAATGAAAGAAGGTATTGAAAACGCGGCCCAATCCGTTATAAACTCGGTTAAGAACATCGCTCAGAAAGTCCGTGACTTTTTGCCTTTCTCGCCAGCTAAGACAGGACCCTTGAGCGATTTGGACAAGCTTGACTTTGGAGGGCCTATTTCCGATAGTTTAACGTCCGCTATCCCGGCCGTCACCAGCCTCATGAACGATTTAATGAGACTTCCGGCTATAACGGTGGGCAGCGATTTAAACGCCGCTAATTTGGCCACTCAGGGCGCTACAAACGACACTTACAATGTCAATGTACAGCTGAATGCAAGCGATTTGTCTGAAATGCAAAATGTTTACGAATTCTTCAACACATTTAGGCAAGTAAAAAGGGCGAGAGGATGATTTTAATGCAGGCGACAAAATGGTATTCGCAATTAATGGACAACACTTCTTTCACGGGCGGTTCTACTGATCCGAACAGCGTCAACGTTTCAGCCGTTCCGCTTGAGCAAATCAAGACTTTCATCGTCGTACACAACACATTCTCCCACACGTACTACGCGCCATTTAAAAAGTGGTACAAGGACGGCGTATTGTGGGCGGATCATTCCTACCCGATGGTTTACGAGCTGCGGGACGGCACGACGCTAACGGTCGATTTCAACGAAGAAACACAATTGCTGAAAGTTAGCCAAGTATAAAACGAGGGGCCGGGAAACTGGCCCCATTTTTTAAGGAGGGGCGCAAATGTCAAATACGATCGTATCCGTGGACGAGCTTCAGCTCGATAACACGATTAAATTCATAGCGGCTACGGAGACAGAGCCGGAGCATTACGGAAGTGACAACGGCATTGTAAAATCAGACTTCTATTCGGACGGGAACCGGGTTGTATATACGTTCCGGGGCCGTGAATTCATTTGGGAGCCGTCCGACATGCGCTATATGGACGAGCTTGGGACGGAAGACGTCATTTACAGCGTTACCGACGTTCCGCTCGAAGCAAAGGCCAATTATGCCCGGTTCAATCGTTCCATGCCGGATATAGACGATTGGTTTATTCAGGAGAACCGCCGTCTAAAGCATCAAATCCTCGTACAGGGATTTCAACGCGATCCTATGTTTTATCTGTTCGGGAAAATTGATTTCGTCATAGGCGGAACGATCAAATTCGACGCCGATTTGAAAGTGGTTGCGGACGGCGCAGAGCAGACCAACGCATTCGAAACAACGGGCGGCATTGATTTTGTTGATGCGGAAGGGACCGTTTTATTTCATATGCCGGAAGTCGTTTCATTCGATTCGAAAACACCGGATCGGGCGCGGGAGACGGGAAAATACCGCGCATCTTTCGACGGGTCGGGCGTGTTAGCGTTCCAAATCGTCATGGATAATGAATGGATAGCAAGCACGGAGCGCGTTTATCCGCTCGTTATTGATCCGACGATTGTCGTTTCGGCTGGATATAACACGCAAACGAACGGAAGCCGCAAAATATCGCGCTTAAGTAACGGCTGGTTAGTATCCGCAGTTACCGAAACAGGCACACCAATAGTCTACTTTTATAAATCGACGGACAATGGCGCAACATGGACGCAATTATGCTGGTTTTCTGGTCGTTCTGCTTCTATAGTTTCGAATGGAACAACAGTTTATGCGGTTGCGTGGCATGGGGCGAGTACTGATTTATGCTCATGGAAGTTTGACGCCGCAACACAGACGAACGTAGAAATAACGAATACCAATAGGGTTTTAATTGAAACCGTGAGCACTATATCATCTTTCGGAATTTCGTTAGCCATTTCTACCAATGGGAATTTGCATGCCGCATATGCCTCGGGTATAAATTCGATTTCGAATGGGATGTTCAACATACGGTACTCGAAAAGCGCAGATGGAGGGGTTACATGGTCGTCTCCCGTCGCATTAACTGCCGGATCGACTAGTACCACAGAGAGCAGAAATTTATCCGTATCCGTGAGAAGTGACGGAAATCCCATTGTGCTGTACGGGGTGGAGGTTTCAACCAGCTTCAACGTAAAAATAGGGGCCTCTTATTTCAATGGCTCATCATGGCAATCATCAACCGTTTACAGCACGACAACAAACATGGATTTCCCCTCCATTGTTGTCAAGAAAAACGGTAGCAATGTAGGCCGAATTTGGGCGGCTTGGCAAGGAACAGACGCAACGGACACGGTTTTTAATATTCGTGTGGCGTATTCGGATGATAGCGGGGCTACTTGGAGCGCTATGACCAAAATAACGACAGGCAACACGATAGCGAGAAAACAACCTACTTTAGCGGAGCATTTCAACGGTGATGTATATGTATTTTATAGCGAGGATGAGGAAATTCGTTATCAAAAATGCGCTAACGGTTCCACCGCTTTTTCGGGCGCAACTATACTCGCTTCGAGCAGTTTGGCTGACCCCTATCCGAATGCAGAAGTGGAAACGGTTAACGGCTTTATAGGCGTTTTATACATGGATAGCTCTTCAGTTAAATTCGAAAAGCTGCTCCTTAATTCCATCCCGACAGCTCCAAGCGGATTAACCCCAACCGGCGGAACGATCCGGGACCGCGCAACGGTCATTCGGCTTGCATGGACGCATAACGACACAACCGGCGACGGACAAAGTAAATTCGACCTGCAATATCGGGTACAGGGGTCCGGGACTTGGACGACGTATTCCAATACGACGCCGAACAATTACTATGACGCGCCCGCGCTTACATTCGGGAATAACTTCTACGAATGGCAGGTCCGAACATATGACCAGCAAGCAGCGGTAAGCCCGTATTCAGCGGTTTCCGTATTCAAGGCATCGAACAAGACGCCAGCGCCGACAATTACATTCCCGATTCATGACGGATCGGTAACAATCGCTAATCCTACCGTTACATGGTCGAGCGTAGGGCAGGTTCAATATGAGCTTAAATTGCTTGATGCATCCGGGACGACAACGCTATTCACGGACACGCAGACGAGCGGCAGCACGGCGAAAACTATCACGTATAACCTTGTATCCGATTCGGCCTACAAATTGACGCTACGGGTTATGGACGCGGGCGGCATATGGTCGGATTTAACTGAAATCAGTTTTGATACAGATTTTGCCGAGCCAGCAACGCCGACAATTGCACTCAGCAAGGACGATGTTCGCGGGTCGGTTGCGGTAACGTTCGAAAGCGCCGTCCCATCCGGAGGGATTCCGACAGTCGCGACGAACGAGGTATACCGGCGCGAGAATGCAAGCGATTGGGTGAGGTTGACGGCTTCCGCAGCGTTCAACGTATCGCCTAATGAATTGCCTCCATTCAGCCAATGGACACTCCACGAAAACACGCGCATGCGGCGGGCGAATTTCGTCGGCAAGATTTCGGGAAGCGCGACAGCTAATCCGAATTCGGCATATGCAAGAACGTCAAGCGCTTTTGGTACGCCGCCGTTTGTTTCCGGGGTTTCCGAGTTTAATTCCACGGAGTATACGCAGCTATCGGCGTTGGATGGTTCATTAAAAGTGACAGTAACGGCTACTAATTTAGCCATAGCACAGCACCTATTCTCCTTCGACCTCATTGAACACACTATTCGCAAATGGGGCGCGGGCGTATTTGGAACGGCAGTAACGACAGCGGAACGGGTGGCGTGGTTGAAGGCGAATCTGTCAAAGCTTAATTTCAATTGGCACGGATTCGGCAGCGGCCCTGCAGGGAATAAGGCGACAATTGCAAGTTGGTCTACTACATGGGTAACGGGTTCGAACACAACCGCAAGTGTACCAACTAAATTGGCGTTTACCATTTCTACCATTTCGTCATTCGTCCAAAGCGATGGTTATGTTCACCTACTCGCCTACGCAGACGCCAGCAACGGCACAACCGCGTCGACGATCAACACGGACTTTATCGAGCTTGAGGTATATTATGCGGCGGGCAGCGTGCCGATTGCGGATTATGATTTGACGTTGGAAGCGACGGCGGCATGGCAAATTAGCACATTTGAAATGAGCGTCAATGTCGGCGAGGTTTACACGATAAGTGGCACAGTTGCGGGTATAGGCGGATTTTATTGGGTGAAAGGCATAAGGGAATCTGGTGTTTTTTATGATTTGGCGAGTTCTGTCACCACTCAATATACATTTACAATCCCTTCAGACACAGTAAGGATTCAAGTGCAAATAACGAACAACGCCGCCGGAACCTTCACGTTCACCAATCCGCAGCTCGAACTGGGCAACGTTGCAACTTTATTCAGTCCAAAGGGCGGTTACGCGGTCTATGCTGGCAATAAGCACCGAGGAACGTACACCGATTACACGCCGAAACCGCTTGCGGATGTCGAGTATTATATAAACTCCATTGGCAGCAACGGAACATATGCAGCGAGCAGTACGGCGGGCATAACGCCAAATGTGGCACATACTCAAATTTCCTCTTTGCTTGACACCGGAAAATATGCAACGCTTCACAAGGGGGCGAGGTTGCAGCAAAAAAACACGGTAGATAGCAGCAAAATGAAGTTTGCCGGGCGTGATTACCCGCTCGTCGAATTCGGGGACGGGAAAGAATCCGTTTTCGATTTCAAATACCTTGTATTTACTTGGGACGAGCTTCAGGTCATGGAAGAGCTGGCCGAAAGCGGCGAAACTCTCCTTCTCCGAGACAGCAGCGGGCGCAAGGCGTATGTTGCATTGGGCGGGATGAGCGTCACTGAAAACCCAACCTATTGGGAAATCAGCGTGCAGCCTGAAAAGGTTTATTACGTCGAGGGGGTGTAAAGCGTTGATACCATTAGCACGGGACGGTTACACGGAACAGCAAATAAAAGACGCTTTACACGGCAAGCACGGATCGAGGAAAATCCGGTTCCGGTATGATTTATTAGACAGCAACGAGGTAAAGAAAAAAGAGCTTTCAAACGTTTTGGGCGGCGAAGTAAATTTTGCCGCCCTGAACGATATAAAACGAACGGCCCGGTTTTCGCTTATGGACGACGGCAGCATTAATTTTTTATCAGATCGGATCCAACCGTTCGTCGAGCTGCGGATGTCCGGCGGGTGGGTCAGCTTCCCGTTAGGGGTTTTCTTGCTTTCGTCGCCAGCTCGCAAGGATTCCCCCGGCGGCGTCATGCGAGAGGTTGAAGCTTATGACGGGTTGGTTATCCTGCGGGATGATAAATTAGACGATGTTTACACCGTTGCAGCTGGAACGAATTATAAGACGGCTATGTCTGCAGTATTATCAGGGGCCGGAATAACGAAAATAATCATCGAGGACACAACGAAGACCTTGCCTCGTGACGTTGCATTTCCGGTCGGGACTGATAAACTATCGATCGTTAACGAGCTCGCCGGACAGATCAATTTTACGCCAATCCGGGTAGATGTTAACGGGTACTTTATCACAAATACCTATGTAGCGCCGAGCGAACGCGCAGCCGAATACACTTATCAAGACGATCAATTGAGCGTGATTTACAATGGAATGACGGAAGATATGGATTTATTCGGGATCGCAAATAAATGGATTGTAGTACGGACAAATGCCGAGCAAGCGCCGTTAAAATCGACGTACACGAACGACAACGGCGGCAGCATGACAAGCACCGTCAACCGGGGGCGTGTCATTGCGGATTATAGGGAAGTTCAGGACATAGCGGATCAAACGGCATTAGACGCCTACACGCAGCGTATAGCGTTCGAAGCCTCTCAGGTATACGGGCGCGTGGAGTTCGAAACGGCAATTATGCCGATGCACGACTATTACGACATCCTGAATGTGATTTATAGCCCTCTTGGGATAAACGGCAACTATACGGAGCTGAATTGGTCCATTCCGCTAGAAAAAGGCGGAAAGATGAAGCACAGCGTCAGAAAGGTTGTGACGATTTGAGATTTTTAAAGCCGGAAGATTTCCTCGAAATTATGGATGAGGACAGGCCGCAGCCGGTTTCCGTTCGGTTCGGCAGCGTTGACAGCGCCTATACGATCGGTAGGCCGAAAATTAAGTTTGACGGCATGGACTCCCCCGGAACGAAGCTATACCCGTATCTTAGCAGCTACACGCCAGCAGCTAACGACAGGGTTATGATTATTCAAGGGGTAGTAATTGGAAAAATAATATAGTACGCGAAACGAATTGATAGTATTATAGATTTAGACAGCCGCCCATACATAAAAGGCGGCTTTATTTTTGAGAAGGAGGAGGACGAATGTCGGAAATTAACGTCGGGGAGGCATTGGCGCTAATACGCATTGAAGTTGCCAAGTTGGGAGAAAAGATCGATTATTTGAAGGACATGCCCGAAAGGTTGCGAAGCGTCGAAAGAACGGCGGACGAGTCATTGCAACGAAACCACGTTTCAGAAAATCGGCTTAAAGCTCTAGAGGATCACAACAGGTGGCTATGGAGGACCATTTCCGGCGGGTTTATCATTGGTGCGATCGGCATTATTTTCGCTTATTTCAAAATTTCAGGAGCAGCTTAAACAGGAGTTTAAAAGGAGGGGTAAGGCGTGCCGGATTATGTGTACAGGATTTTCGATCCAAAAACCGATGAAATTTATGCAGCAGTCAGCATAGGCGATACGATCAAGGAGATAGGCGAGCAGCAAGGCGCGACAGCTGCAATGAATTTCAACTATGCGAATGACGACGACGGAATACCGATAGGGCTGCTAATTGTCGGGGGAGAAGTGGTGAACGCCGACATACCTAAAACGTTGAACCGCGATTCTTTGTACATGCTCCCGGACCGCACGCTACATATCGGGAAGCCTCCTGCCGGGGCGTTATGGTCTATGCAAGGTTCGCCGCCGCTGCTCGAAAACGGAGTTGACGTTATATCCGCAGGAGTTGAGCGGGACAAGACCCCTAATGATATCGCCAAGGGAGACAATATTCGGACAGCTGCGGGCATTATGGCAGACGGCAAGCTTTTAATGCTGCGGACGTATGCAGAGATGACGCTGAAGCGTCTTGCGGCCGTCATGAAGGCGTTAGGCTGTATTGATGCAATCAATTGTGACGGCGGCGGTAGCTCGTATATGTGGCCGAATGACATTGGATATGGGCGCAAACTTGGGGCGGCGTTGGTAGTGAAAAAAGGGAAGGTGAAACCAGTGACGAAACCAGTTTTGGAGATTGATCCGGGGCACGGCGGCGGCGATCCGGGAGCGAACGGAAATGGCATGATCGAAAAGGAATGGACACTAAGAATTTCATTGTATCAATATGACAGATTCAAAGAGCTTGGCGTTCCGGTCGCGTTAACCCGTTCGACGGATGAAACGCTGATTCCAAGCAAGCGCGTGAAGGTCGTAAAAGATTCCGGCGCTAAGTATTGCATATCGAACCATTTGAACGCGGCGACGAATGCGACGGCAGAAGGGGCCGAAACCATTCACAGCATTCATTCAGACGGAAAGTTAGCGAATGCGCTCGGCCAAGCTCTGAAAGCGTCGGGCCAGCCGTTACGCAGGGTATTCTGTGAAGAGGATGAGCCGGGGGTTGATTATTATTACATGCACCGGGAAACCGGTAACGTATCGACGGTCATAGTCGAATATGGCTTCATGACGAACGCGGCCGACGCAGCTCGCATTAAGGCAAATTGGAAGGCATACGCAGAGGCCGTTGTTAGGGCTTTCTGCGCGTTCATTAATCACCCCTATTCCAAACCTGAGCAAGAGCCTGAAAAGCCGGATACGGGCGCACAGGAGCCCAAGAGTGATTATGAAGGACATCCCTATGAATCTTTTATTGACGAGGTTATCAAGTCCGGTATTATGGTAGGTGACGGCAAAGGCAACTTTTCACCGGACAAGCTCATGACGCGAGGTGAACAGGCGGTTGTCGTTAGCCGATTATTAAAAGAGATGAGGAGGATTATGTATGGAAACAGTTCAAATCACTGACGTTGTACTAATTGCGGTAATTATTGGATTGGTCGAGATTGCGAGCCGGGCGGGATTGCCCAAGAAAGCAGCCCCGGCGCTTTCGATAGTGCTGGGGGTTGCAGGCGGCATTGTCTATATTGCGCCGGGAGACCTGAAGACGGGCGTTATAGTCGGAATTGTCATGGGTTTAACGTCTGTCGGTCTGTATTCGGGAACCAAAAACACGTTAGGCAAATAACATGAGGGGCGGGGAACCGCCCTTTTTTGAAAGGGAGTGGATGGAGTGGAGATTTTGGGCAATCCGTATCTAATCGATAAATTGTTAAACGATCAGCCAATAGCGGCGGGCGCCGAATTAGGCGTCATGGTTACGGTTAAAGGGTTTAGTCGGCTTTTTGTAATGAGTAAAGGCGATGCAACTTTTGATATCAATTCAACGCCTTCCCCTGATGGAAGTACCGTTTTCACAAACCTGAAGGAAACACTGTCGGCTGGCGTTGTGGCGAACGCTGGCGACCTTAAAGAGGTCACAAAGTTTGCGCCACACTTGTACATTACCGTGAAAAATACAAGCGTAGGGGCCGGAAAATTTGACGTTTGGATATACGGAGTATAGAAAAGGGGTGTAATCATGGAAATATTCGAAAATTTTAGTACAGGCTCTTTAGAAACAGGGTTCAGCGGTTCAACATATGACGGGTGGAGCCTACACCGAGGGACGAGCTTATCGGTTATCCAGTTCGGCGGCGAGCGGGTTTTTGCTGGTAAAACAGCGGATTCCGGTTCAAAACGAATGGCGCGGCCTTTGGTTGAAGCGAATTCCACAAAAGGCGGTTGGAGGATCCAAGCAAAATGGAAAATATCGTCTAACGTTGCAGCGGATTATTCGGCTGCTAACAACTTTTACGATTTGGGCGTTATGATCGATTCGACGGACGTAACAAACATTACGGGAGCCAATAAACGTTCTATTATGCTATCTTACGAGGGCGCGGGGTCGAACGTAGGGATTAAGATTTGGAACGGCACAAATAACGTGAAAATCCTTGATGTAACAGCTATACCAACAAACCAATGGTTAACGGTTACGCTTGCCGGTGATAATTCTGGTAGATATACGGGAACAGTCCAAAATGCAGCAGGCGCAATTATAGCAGCGGATTCGAGAGACGTTTTAGCCGATGCAAACAAACAACTATATGCGTTTGTCGATTTTGGTTACACGCAAAACGCCAACCAAAACACATGGGGGACGCAAGTCGTTATGAAGGACATCATAGCCCGCGACGACTTGAGCGCATACGACGAGCTGACGCAGCGCAGAAACTTGCACATTGCTCCCACAGTTAACGGCGGAGATATTTGTTACGTTCATATTCCGAAGGATTGGAAGCCGGATGTAGACAACACGAAAGTTATTATCGCCGGTCATGGCTATAACGCTACAATCGGTTTTACTACTTCTATGAGTGGAAGCCTGCCGGACGGAGGTTATATCTACGCAATCAGCAACACCCACGGAAACACGTGGGGGAACAATCAGGCCATTTCCGATTTGGAAGAGATGAGGAAATGGATCGTAGCCCATTGCGGCGGCAGCGAAAAGGTATATCTAAATGGTTTCAGCATGGGGAATTTGGTGGCATTGAACTATATTGCCCGCTACCGCGACAAGGTTCGCGCTCATGTTGGCGAAATTGGGGTATGCTCGCTGAAGAACCTATACGATAACGCCACTTTTACCGCGTCCATACAAACCGCATACGGAGTTACCCGGTTCGCGGACATTCCCGTTATTTACGATCCTATCCGCAACGTCGAAAAGTATGTAGATGTACCTATGATGATGTGGGCCGGAACATCGGATACAACCGTCCCCCATGGCTTAAACACATTGCCTTTCGTTGACAAGCTTTCCAAGTTGGGCGGAATGGTAATGTATATCGAGGAGCCCGGAGAGACGCATACACTTGATGTGGACCCGGATCGCTACTTGGATTTCTACAATGCATTCAACGCCAATTCCAAAACGATAGCCGTTAAAATGGAGCCGTTTTCTGCTTACAAAATTGAAAATAGCGGGTCGGGAACGGTGAGTTACTTGATTGATACCGTACAAGGAAACATGACGAGCATGGTATCTAAAGAGGAAGTCATCTACACGGAAAACGAAACACGCACAATTTTGGTTAAGACAACCGGCAACAGATCGGATATAACCGTAACAAAAATAAACTAAATAAAAAATATGAAACTTTTTCCTCGCTTTCGTGTAGAATTAAGAAAAATGCGAAGGCGAGGCGTTGAAAGTGAAAAAAGTGGTTAAGTTTCTAATTGGGTTTGGTGTTACTATCTTTGTTGTGGCGTTAATTGGGGCCGCATTAGCTGATGAGAGCCCGCAGGAGCCCGCGAAACCGGCAGCAGTAGTAAAGGACTCGGAGCTCGATAAAACCCCGGAGAAGCCAGTGGAGAAGGCCAATGACCCTCGAATCAACCTTAAGGAGTTTGAGGCAATCGAAAACGGCATGACTTACGAGGAAGTTGTTTCGATTGTCGGCGGCGAGGGCCAAGTTTTAAGCGAGGTCGGCAAGAAGGGCGAGCCTGTGTATACGATCATGATCATGTATGAGGGAGAAGAAGGCATAGGAGCTAATGCAAATTTTATGTTCCAAGATGGTGAGCTGCAAAGCAAAGCGCAATTGCTCCTAAAATAGATCGATGAAAGCCGCCCATTGTGGCGGTTTTTTTGTTTTATAAAATAAATCACTTTGTGGTTGACAACGTAAATCAGTCGTGGTAATATAGGTTTATAAGATAAACCAAACGAGACGGAGCTGGTAAAAATGAAAAACGGTCAAAAAGTTGTAATCACTTGGGGAATGTTCAAAGGTCAACGCGGAACTATCGCTCGCATCGAAGGAAAGCGCACTTTCTATGTAGCTCTTGAAACTCTCGGAGGCCTTGAAGTACACCTGCGCGACGATCATTTTGAAGTCGAAACAGAGCTTTCGGGCCAAACATTCGAGCAAGTGGTGTCTGCCCTTACCGGTGGAGATTATAAACCAAATACGAAGGCATTCGAGAAAATCCGGGGAATGATGGTTAATGAAGTGAAAGGGGCAAACGACGGAGACGGATTTGTACTTTTCGGAGATATCTACACCCGCAGAGTTGACGGAATCAAATTTGAAGAACGTCGTTTCTGCCGTGTTAGAAAAACGGGAACTACCCTACAAAAGAAGCTAGGCACGGGATGGACAGTAACAATGTAAAAATTACAGGGGCTCCGGCCCCTAGGGGGGCTATTCCATGAAAAAGGGAACTATTGTTGTGAATCGTCTGTATCTGGCGGGGAAATGCGGAGCGCCGGGAGGGAGGTGCAAAAACAAGCGCTGTCTATTTTATGGAGCTTGCCAGCTAATCCACAACCGGCAGGAAATAAAGATTTCGGTCAATAGGCCGTGTATCGGCTGCGGTCGAGAGGTTGAGAAAGATACGTCTTATATTCACGTTAATATCTGTAAAGAATGCAACAAATCGGTTAATAGAAATAATGGTTGACAACGCAAACCACTCATGATAATATTGATTTATAAAGTAAATCACGAAAACAAGGAGCGGTTAAAATGAAAAAACAAATCGAGGTTAAATTGTTGACTAGCTGGGTAAGCGGTTGGGATAGCATGGTTTACAAAATGTATGATGCAGATGGAAATAAATACGAATTGCCGCAATTGCCGGAACGAAACGAAAACGGAAAATTCGTTATCGAGGTTGAAGTCGAGGAAGTTGCAAAAGAGGTTAAGAAAAAAGAAGCGAAACCGGCGAAGCTTTCCCCGACGATGCAAAAAGTTATGGATAAGTTAAAAAAGGCTGATTGGTACTACATGCACAACAGAAAAACATGTGAATATTTCGCAACGGAAAATGGAATCCGTCACATCGGGTTCGAGGGTGCGGGAATTGTTGAGGGCGGATATGTTTATGCCACAATGGACAGCAAAACATTAGAAGCACTTTCGAAACGTGGAGTTGTCGAGATTGCCCGTGATGGTAAACAAAGTTTCGATGCAGTTAAGGTTGTAGGCATGGAGCTACCCAAGCGCTTAGAAAAGGCGATAAAGGTAAAGATAACAAGATTTTGGGGGGATTCAGAACAAACATTTGACGCATTCGCAACGAGCCGGAACGCTATAAAATATCTAATCGAACATTTAGACGGCCCCCGAGACGTAGTTGTTACCTCAGTTGAAACGGTCGGAGAGGTTGAATTGGACGTTTGGGACCTTCTCAAAAACAAGTAAGTGAATCCCGAGGGCGGCGGGAAAACCGCCCAAATCGGTTCACGGTGCGGGCCTTTGGTGGCAAAAGGAGGTTTTAAAGTATGGAACCAATCAAATTAGGAAAAGGAAAACCGTTAACCCCGGCATTATGCGAGCTGCATTATCAAGCAGAAAAGGAGGTCGAGCAAGAGCGGTTGAAAATCATGGGTATGGCAGAAGTGGCGGACCGTCTCGGATGGAAAAAACAGCAGCTTGTTAATTATTTGAACCGGGCAGAGGCGAAAGGATTTCCTACCGGAAGTCTTCCGAAACCGTTCCAGCGTATCGCGGCGGGTTGGTTGTGGGACGCGGAAGAGATCGAAAAATACGCAAAGGAAAGGGGGATAGAATAGCAAAAGGCCCGTAGGGGCGTTAAGCCTACGGGCGAGGGGTAAACGATGCCGGATGTCGAGGCGTTGAGGCCCGGCAGTTATAGTATAGCTTAAAATCGGAGGATTAGACATATGTTCCATGCAGAATCTTTGATTTTTGCATTCGCGCTGCTCTTGGCGGCATTAAAAAACAGGAGGTAATATTCATGAACGAGGAATTGAAGCGTGAGGAAGTTATTTTCGCCTTGCTTCTATCCATACCGGGCGCGGTTTTGCTCGGCGCTTTCGGAGCCGCTTTTTATGCCTTGATGTACATTATTTTTGGTGGACAGTAGACACATATAGCGAAGGAGTGAACGCATGAAAAAGAAGCCTTGTTCTAATCCAAACTGCGAAGAAATGATTGAGGTTCCCGATGATTTTAAATATGAATTTTGTTGTAATGGCCGGGAATGCGGATGCTATGGATACCCAATAAATCCTGTGTTTTGCGATCCATGCGAGCAAATTCTTTTCAAATCACCAATAACTAAATAACGCAATACGACGATATAACGAAATGGAGGAATGATCATGTTGGATAATGACATCGTAATAACTTTCATTATTGCGGATCGGCTGCACCGGGAAAGCGGATTAAAAACATATGAGCGTCATGCGCTTAAGCGTCTTTACGAAAAGCAACACGAATACACTCAGGACGAAATTCGGCGCAGTTTGGGAAGTAAATTTGTGGACGAAATTTTGGGAGGGGTCAAGAAATGAATTGCGCCGATTGTGGAACTAATCGCGCCGTCGAAGGTGATGAGCTTTGTCAATTCTGCCGTGAAGACATAGATAACTGCGTTTTAATCCGAGAAAACGCCTTGAAAGAAGCGCTAGAAAAGGCGAGGGAGCAAATAAAAGCAGCGTACCCGGCGCATGAAGCATACCTTAACTGGGATTTTTATAAAACAATAGACGAATGTTTAAAGGAGCATTGCGAATGAAAGTCAAGTACATTCTGAGACAGGGAAATGAATTCTATGCCGGTAACACTTACATTCATCAGGGCGAGTATTTTGCGGCATACACGAAAAGAGATGGGGCCAAGCGATACACTACCGAAGCGCGAGCGAAGTCGGCAGCAGAAAAGTTATTGAACAAGGTTGGGTATAGCTTTCACGTTGAGGAGGTAATCGAATGATGGATAGACGGATAGTGCAGATCTCGTTGCATAGCCCTGTGGTCAATAAATTGCTGACTATGCACAAGCTCGGGCAGATCACGGAACATGAAGCCATGGCCGAAATGATTGTGGCTCTCTACAACCAAAACGGAAACCTTTTCGAGCGAGTGATAAAATTAGAGCAATCGAAATGTGTACCTGCATCTTTTGTGGTTCCCCCGAATACGCTAATAACGTGAAGCGTGTTAATAGCGAGGCCAAAAAGTATGACCGTTCCTTATCCGGGATCGGTCATTTTTTTATTCAAAAACAGTCATACCGGAATGACCGGCTGCATAGGTTAAAACATAATCAAACGGGAGGCGAGAGCATGAGCAACAAGGTTATTAAATCCGTTTCGTTGAACGTGACGAACGCGGACGATGCAGCGATCCTGAAGGCGGTAAAGCGTCGTAATTTTAGCGGGTATGTGAAGGGTCTCATATTGGCTGATTTGAGGTCTAAAGAGGCGGCAGGAGTAAATACACCGGCGGAGCTTCCGAAGCCGCAGAACGCCGCTCAGAGGCTTGAGGCGTTAAAGCAAAAAGGCGAGCAACGGCCCGCCCCAAAAGTATTCCTTAACCAAGGAAGGAATTAACCGCTAACCCGATGCCGTAACCTATGATGAACATGCCGATAATTGCCATGAGGAACACCGCCTTTTTTAGAGTATGGGCGTAGTATAGCCCGTTTAAAAATTTTTATACGCGGAGGGGTAGACATGCGGGAACAGACGATGAGCGTTAAAGAATTCATGTCAGGGGATTGGAAACGAAAAGAAGCTATCAAGGGCCTGAAGCAGGTCGGGCAAGTGGTGGCGATGTCGGGAGGAACATTGGCTTTGATCCTTCCGCAAGTGGTGAACGCTGCGCCGGGGGAATTCGATGATACTTTCGGGAATGTGCATGGAGCAATCATGAAGGCGTTTGACGCGGGGGTGGTGCTTGTCATAATTTTTGCCGGGGCCTCATGGGGATTGGGTCATAGAAGCCGCGCAATTGAGCTGCTAATTTCCGTATGTTGCGGATATTTGGTTGCACGGCACGCCATAGATATTCGTAATTTCCTGCAAGGGATATAGTTTGGCAAAATCGGCGCGAATTATTCCAAAAATTATTCCAAGGAGGCGGGGTCATGCCGAAATTCGTTATTTCCTCCCCATTTGGGGAGCTGGCCGAGGTCCGGGGATACCGCCCGCATACCGGTCTGGACGTACCGCTAGAAGTCGGCACTAAATTACGATCGTTCGTTAATGGAACGGTGGAGCGGGTTTATACAGTCCGGGATGGATTGGGAAAGCATGTTATCATCCGGGGCGACGATGGGAACGCCTATATATACGGACATTTGGACAAAATCACGGTACACAAGGGCGATAACGTTCGGGCGGGAATCGATATTATCGGACTTTCCGGTAATACCGGGCACAGCACAGGCCCGCATTTGCATTTTGCCATTCAGGACGCCGCCGGGAAGTACATTGATCCAGCGCCAGCCATTAAAGCATTGGAGGCCGTTACGGGCAGCGATCCGGCCGGGCTATATATCGGGAGCCAGCCGACGCCGGGCGGGTTCATGGATTGGCTGAACAGGATTGCAGACGGGACCATAGGCAAAGAGAAGGATGTTATCGAGACGGTAAGTAATCCAGTTTGGGCATTCTTTAAGGCTCAATTAATCGATTTGGGGCATTGGTTCGTCGGAAATCTTCCGGACATTATGGGTTATGGCGCGATATTAGCGGGCGTATTTATAATATTGGGCGGTATGTTCGGCAAGGGCGGATCGTTGAAACCCGCGGGCGTTTATGCTGGGCTGCTCATTGTATCGATTTGCATTCTAGGGGGCAAATGAAATGAACGAGGCGGATTTGCTGAGGAAGGCGCAAAAGGCTTTTGCATTGGCCGGAGATAACCCGGTAACTCCTGAGCAGCGGACGGCGTATGATATGGGCCGCTCGCTGCTCGCTAAGGCGGCGCAGGAGGGTGTTCGAGAGAATCGGCGGGGCGTTTACCTTCCCGCTCCATTCAAGGCCGAGAAGCGGGCGTTCTGGCCGTTTGGCGAGAGGATCAAAAAGGTCGATTGGAAAGAATTCTTTCAGGTCGAGAAAAACAAAATGGTTGTATACCGGATCATTCCGCATGCGAACGTTGCGAACAATAATAAACGCCTATGGCGGGCCATTTATCAAATGTACGCCATGTACGAGGCCCCCGGTAGCAGGATCGAGCGGGACGGCCTGAAATTTCACTACCGCGAAAAAGATTCCTTTTGGTTTGATGTTATTTTTAGGCAGCAAGGCAATGATCGTAAAATCGAATTTTATGTATCGACGAGCGAATTTCAAGCCGTAAAGCTCAAGCGGAAGCTTGAAAATAAGATGAACGTAAGCATTTCGTTGGCTTCACCGGAATGCTTGGAAGTACCGCAGGAAAATACGATCATACAAGAGTTGCGGTATCTAAAGCATGATATTTTTTCCCTTAACACGAACACGCAAGACGCAAAGACACCGATTGCGTCCATACTTAACACCATTGACGAGTTGCAGCAGGACGGAGATTTCGCCCGCTTAAGCTTTTGTGCTGAAGCTGAGAATCGGCAAAAGTGGGTTAAGAATGCAACATGGGCCTATGAGAAAATGCAGAAGGGCCGGATACCGCAGCGGGCCAATATTGACGGAAAACGGATTGCGGGAGCTGGCCGGACGTTTGTTGCCGGGCTCGTGAATGAAATTAACGATTTGCTGACGGATACATTTCAGGCGTTTTCCAATTCGTTTTTTAAGAGTGAAAAATCGTACAACAAAGACAAGGTTATCAAAAAGGGGTTTTCCCTTGAGGATGAGATAAATGCCAAGCGTTTGACCGGAAGCAGCTTGGAGAAGATCAATCAGCCTGTATTTAAGACCCATATCCGGGTTGCTGCTCACTCTTCCGATAAATTGACCCGCGAAAGCATAGCGGAAACGATGGCGCTCGCTTTTACGGAGGTTTCCGAAAATAACGAGCTGCAGGCGTTCAAGGTCCGGATCGGTTCCCGGCGTTATGAGATTATCGAAGAGCTAAACACGTTCCGCCTAACGATCCGCAGCCGGGCGGACGCTAATGTTAACCTCGTTTCTACTGACGAGCTCGCAAAGATTGCCTTGCAGCTCCCCACGTCGGAGCTTCAGCGCAAGTATGACGCGGAATTGAGCGTAAACCGTAACATTGAGGCAGACGTACCCGCAGCACTCAGGAAGCCCGGCGGGCTGTATTTGGGTGAAACGGAGCTAAAGGATACCAAAACGAGCATCTTTTTCCCGCTCACAAATCCGGATGAAGTGTACAGGGGGTACGTGTTCATAGGCGGGCAAGGGGCCGGGAAGGATACCGCAATTAAAAATTGGGTTATTGACGGATGTTTGCAACATGGCATTTCCGCGATCATTCCGGAAGTTATTAACGAGGAGGGGGCGCGGGGGATGGCGGACGGTATCCGCGACAGCCTGCCGCCGGATCGCATCATAGATATTGATTTGAGCGATAACGAATACACCGTTCCGATGGACCTAACCGAGGTCATAAGCAAGCTTGGACGCGACGGGGCGAGCCGGTTTGCTGATGAAGTCATAGACTTTTTCGGGGATATGGAGGGCATGGCACGGTCGAGGCGTTACCTCAAGACAGCGGCGAAGGCTTCCGGCGGATCACTGTATAATATCAAACGTATGTTCGAGGATGAAGAATTCCGATTCGACACTATTGAACAGCTTCAGGCAGAAGGAAACCGCCGTTTGTCCGATGAGCTCATACAATGGGGAACGAATGAGCAGCTCGGAGGAAAGGCGGATGCGGTTTTAAATCGGATCGATGAATTTTTCGGGAATGATAAGCTATACGAGATATTCGCGCAGCAGCCCAAGCCGGAGGTCGATTTTGCTAAGTGGATGCGGGAGGGCAAGGTTATCATAATCCGGATCCCCGCCCGGAAGCTCGGACAGGTGGCAGCTCGGACGCTGGTCCATTGGATTACGCTTAAGACATTCATGACCCGTATGCTTATGAGCAAGCAGGAGCAGCATAATGGCTGCTTTATGGTGTTCAATGAGCCTGAGCAGTACGCGACGGAAGGTCTAACAAAACTAATGGGCCGGATCGGGACAGAGGGCCGCAAGGAGCGATTTGGAAGCCTATACGCTTTCCACCATTGGAACAAGTTGCCACAGAGCTTACAGGAGAACCTTCAGGGCGGCGGCGTGCAGCAATTCCTATTCATGAACGATCATACCAAGACGTTCGAAGCCTCCAAACATCGGCTTGAGCCAACAATTAGCATAGATGAAGCAGCGCGCCTGCCCGCCCACCACGCTATTATTTCCGTTAGGGCTGGGGGAAACTTGCAGCACGCTTTCGTGTGCCATATGCGCCCGCCTGTTAAGCCTCAGTACGACAATTCTTTCCTAACGATCCGGCACGCCCGACAATTCGGCAGGCATTGGCGCGACTTGCAAGACGTTATATGACGGTTGCAAAACTATATCGTTTTTGGCAAGGTATATGCGAAGACCAAAAACGAGCTATTGCAGGATGCAATTCAGGAACGTATAATAAGCGACGGGAAGGGCCTCCGTTAATGGCTCATCATATCACACAGGTGTAAAAGGTCTTTCCCGAACTAGCCGGGAATGGCCTTTTCTACGTTTACAGGCAAATCTATAAATCTATTAAAATAATGCTTGCAATTCAAAGTAGAACAAAGTAGAATAAAGTAGAAGGCGGACGAGTTGAGGCCGAACGCCTTACATAATCGTTGGAGGGTGAACGAATGCGCGTTTTAGTAGAAACAAAAGGTATGGATCGGGATCAATGGATTTGGCACAGAAAGCAAGGTATCGGGGGCTCTGATGCCGCGGCAATTGCAGGGGTACACAAGTACAAAAGTCCGCTAGTCTTGTACATGGAGAAAGTCGGATTATACGAACAAAAGGTCGAAAACGAAGCGGCGTTGTGGGGAAATTTGTTGGAGGATACAGTCGCTAAGGAATTCATTCGTCGCTATAACGAAGCGTTATCAGATGAATTCGAATCGCAAGGAATCAACATGTATAATCTCGCAAAAATTCAACGACGAAACGCAATCCTTCAGCACGACGAATATGATTTCATGCTCATGAATGTTGATCGCTTTATGTCCTGCCCGGTCAAGGGGAGAGGAATTTTGGAAGTAAAAACCGCAAGTGTTCGCGTTGCGGACGAATGGAAGGGCGAGGACGTTCCGAATGCCTATTTCGTTCAGGTACAGCATTACCTCGCAATAACCGGCCTTGATTACGCTTATATGGCCGTTTTAATCGGCGGTCAGGAAATGAGATATTACTATATTCCGCGTGATCAGGAATTCATCGACGATTTAATCGAGATTGAAAAACGTTTTTGGTATGAAAATGTTTTAGCAAGCAATCCTCCGGAGGTTGACGGCAGCGACAGCACAACGGAAATGTACAAGATTTTATATCCGGTTCACCGTGATAGATACGTTTTGGAGCTTCCGAGCACGGGGATTGATTTGATATTGCAGCGCGAGCACTACCGGGAAATGATGGACCATGCGGAAGAGAACAAAAAACGCTGTGAAAACAGCCTCAAAGACATGATGAAAGAAGCTGAGGAAGCGAACGCCGGGCCGCATAAAGTCACGTGGAAAACGGCAAAAAATGGCGTTCGTTCAATGAAATTTAAGATCGGCAAATAGGGGGCCGGGTCATGATCAATGAATGGTATCATGACGCATTGAGGCGAAAAGCAGAGGCCGTTATATCAGCGCAGAACGTCATTAATGAGGCACAAGAGCGTTTCCGCCTGAAATGCGAAATTGACAAGGCATTAGACGAAGGCGACGAGGAAAAGTTTTACCAACTATCAAACGAATTGAAAGGATTTGATCGAGAATGACTGAAAAACGCGATGAATTAAAAAACAAGTTGGCAGCAAAAGCGCAAGGAGGAAACGCGCCAGCAGCAGCAAGGCCCAATAATGTCAAGGTTATGATGGAAGATGAAAAGATAAAAAAGCGGTTTAATGAAGTATTGGACAAGCGTGCGCCGCAATTTATGTCAAGTATCATCAACCTTGTGAACAGCTCCCCGGAGTTATCGCAGGCGGACGGGATGTCTGTCATTCAATCGGCCATGGTAGCCGCTGCGCTTGACTTGCCGGTAGATAAAAATCTTGGGTATATGTGGATCATTGCCCGGCGGGATAATCAGCGCGGCGGAGCGTTTTTCGCAGCCCCTCAGCTCGGGTATAAGGGATATATTCAGTTGGCGTTGCGGACGGGCCAATACAGGCACATAAATGTCATTGACGTATACGAAGGCGAGCTCGTTTCCTTCAACCGATTGAGCGAAGAATTAACGCTTGATTTCGATCAAAGGAAATCCGATGCAATCATTGGTTACGCTGCACATTTCGAACTTTTGAACGGATTCAAGAAAACGGTGTATTGGACGCGTGAACAAGTTTTGAAGCACAAGCAAAAGTTCTCGAAAACGGACATGGTTTGGAAAAGCGATTTTGACGCCATGGCCAGAAAAACCGTTTTAAAGGACATGCTTTCCCGTTGGGGTATCTTGTCTATCGAAATGCGCGAAGCGTTCAAAGAGGACCGGGAAGAGGACCGGGAGGAAATCGGAGAGGGCAGCGAATATTTCAACGAGGTATCGAGCGCGACGGTTATCAATGGCGACGGGGAAATAATAGAACATGATTCCGTTCAGGAAGTGGGGCCAGAAAATGAGAGCTAGTACATTAATTTCAGAAATTTTGAAGGGGTGCGGCGTTAGTGAAGACGCCGCCCGCGAAATGCAAGAAGAGGCGGAAAAGCTAATAGTCGAGCGAAACGAAGAAATTTTCGTCGAGGTTAATGGAACAACCGATTTTTATATTGAGAACGTCTATGTTGACGGAAAGTCTGATATTTGTATAGCCATAAAGGTTAAGAGGGGAGAGATTGAATTTGCTGAATAGGTCCATTTTGATCGGACGCCTGACCCGCGATCCGGAATTACGCTATACCCCTTCAGGAGTGGCGACGGCTGGCTTTACACTGGCCGTAGACCGCCCTTTCCAAACGGCAGGAGGCGAACGAGAAGCTGATTTCATACCGGTTGTAACATGGCGGCAGCTTGCAGAAACCGTTGCAAATTACGTCCGTAAAGGTTCACTTGTGGCCGTAGAGGGTCGAATTCAGACACGCAATTACGAAAGCGGCGACGGGTCGAGGAAATATGTTACCGAAATTATAGCCGATAACGTCCGTTTCTTGGAGCCTAAGCGCGGCGAGGGCTCAGGGGGTAGTAACACAGCCGGGTCTGGTTCGGGGGCCTCTGGCGGTCATTCTGGCGCTTCTCGCGATCCGTTCGTGGATGATGGCAGGCCGTTAGATATCTCCGACGATGAATTGCCATTTTAATTTAAAATAAACCTTTGGAGGGGTAAACATGTTAAACAGGACATTTGAGGCGAACAAAACGGAAGAGATTCAAAAAACGGTGAACGCGTTGGAACAATTAGCATTCCCTTACGTGATCCGCGCAACGGTCGTCAATGGGCGATATGAATACCGGGTGATAGTTGGAGAGGAAGAACAGCCAGAACGAACGGAACCGGTTTACCCGGTTCCGGCCGTTAAAAAGAGAGAAATGGGATCGGTCCACCGCCGGACTAGGGAAGAAAAAGAGCTGCATAATAAAGCGATTTCGGAATATCTCAGAAACAAGCGCGGGAGCGTTACGTGCGAGCAGCTACACAAGGAGTTGAGCGTATTGGGGCATGAGTGGAAGCCCCAGAGCACGACGAGCATTATACAACTAGCTATGGAGGCCGACGCCAACATTATTAGGACCGGGCATGGTATGTATGCCTATAATCATTGGCCGCGAGTTAGCGAATAGGAGGAAGTCGGCATGTTTGAAGAGGGAACACTAACCCGAAAAGAGCTCGCGGAACTATACGGCGTTACTGAACGTTGCGTGGACTTATGGCGGGCTAAGGGGATGCCGCATGTAAAAGTCCGAGGGCATTATATCAGGTTCTACCCGGCAGCGGTTGCCGCTTGGCTAAACAATCGAAAATGGAAATGACGCAGTAGACCCATATTGCGAAGGGGTGTGTGTTAAATGAAATTGAAAGCGTCATGTCCAAAGTGCGGACAAAAGAGTTGGAATCGAGATTGGGACAGCGCTACGAGAAAAGTTTTTGGTGACGAAATTGGAAGCATTTCAGACCCCGAATATAGAGATTGTGCCACCCATGTTTGTCCAGCGTGCAGTTCAGAAATTGACGGCATTACGGATTAGTTGACGCGCAGTACGACGATAATACGCAATTGGGACGGGCGATAATCGGAAGGGGTGAACCACATGGAGCCGTTTATGTGCGAATTTTGCGCTATCCATGAAGTTGATGAAGAGGGAGACATTTGCGAGGATTGCTAAGAAGAAATCGAGGGTGAGTAATGCATGGGCCGGGCGAAATGCTCGGCCTTTTTTGTGCAATTTATCAGTATATGCCGGGATCAGGAAAATTATGCTTGCAATAGTTACTAGTAACGGTTATGATAAGTACATAGATTGATAGAAAGGAGGCAACGCGAAGTGAGCGAAAAGAAAACATTCCCGTTGAGGCTTAATTCCGAGTTTCACGCGGCGTTGAAGGAAAAAGCGGAGCAGGAAAACAAGTCGATCCATCAATATGTTATCGACTCCATCAAGAAAGAAATGGACGACAAAGGACGGAACGAGTAATGAGCGGGTGGATAAAAAGCTATAGGCAATTACTCGATAATCCTGTCGTATGTAAAGACGCTGACCATTTCGCGGTATGGCATTATATTTTATTGTCGGCTACTCATAAACCTATCCCGGTCATGTTCGGCGGGGAGAAAATTATCCTTCAACCGGGGCAGTTAATAACGGGTAGAAAGGCGATAGCGGAAAAGTTTTCCATCGACGAGAGCAAGGTTACACGAATATTAAAATCGTTCGAAAATGAACAACAAATCGAACAACAAACCAGCAATAAAAACCGCATAATAACGGTGCTTTCGTGGTCTAAGTACCAAGATGTTGAACAACAAGACGAACAACAAATGAACAACAAGCGAACAACAAATGAACAACAAATGAACACAAACAAGAAGTTAAGAACTAAAGAACCTAAGAAAGAAATAATTAAAGAGCTTAAAACATATTCTCCCGAAACGGTCGAATTGACGGCTCACCTAATCGAAATGATGAAGTTGAACAATCCGAACGTAAAGGTACCGGGAAATCTAAATATCTGGCATGATGCAATGGACAAGCTTCAGCGGTTAGATAAATACGATTTCATGCAAATACGTTCAGTGATTGATTGGTGTCAGAATGATTCGTTTTGGAAGGGGAATATACTTTCTGCTCCCAAGCTGCGGGAAAAGATGGACACGCTTGTTATGCGTATACAGGAGCAGCAGAACAGGCAACGCGGAAACAGGCAGTTGAGCCAGTTTGAAAAGATTCAGCAAATAGCGGTGAGGGAGGCGGCGGCAGCTAATGAACAAAATGGAGGTCGTGAAGCTGGTCGGGATTTGTTCGGCAGCTTATAGCAGGTGGCCAGAAGCGGGGAAAGAAGAGGCGGTTATATCTCTTTGGGAAAACATGTTTTCGGATGTCGATTACGAAACGTGTGCATGGGCTGTAAAAAGATTCATTAGCGAATCGGTCTACCCGCCAACCGTTGCAGACATACGTTCCCGTATTGCGGACATGACCGTTATTCAGGGTAAGACGGGAATAGAGGCTTGGGGGGATGTTAAAGCGGCCATTCGAAAGTTTGGTTCGTACAGGGAAAAGGATGCTATGGATTGGTTAGACGGATCAACAAGAAAAGTTGTCGAGGCAATCGGTTTTAAAACCTTGTGCATGAGTGAAAACGAGATGGCGGACAGAGCCCACTTCTTGAAAGTGTATGACACATTGGAGAAACGGCAACGGGAAGACGCCTTAATGCTCCCGGACACTCGAAGAAGGTTGCAAGAAAGACGGGATTTACTAAAATTGGAGGGGTAGGCGTTGAAGAAAAAAGTAAGGCCCTTTTTACCGAAAGCGGCGCAGCCTAAAAAGCAGGTATCACCAAATCCAAGAAAGCAGATTTTAGGAATTCAAAAACGATTCGTATAGGGAGGCGTTGGCGTTGAGGGAAATTAAATTCCGGGCGTGGGATGAGGAATTCAAAAAGATGTATTGTGGTGATGAGATAGAGGCAAGGGGTGATTTATTCGCCGCGCTATCGTATGGCGAGTTGGTCATATTTCGTCGTTCGGTAGATTACACCGAATTAAAACGACTGCAATACACCGGCCTGAAGGATAAAAACGGCGTCGATGTTTACGAAGGGGATGTAATCGACAGCGACGACGGAAAGTATGTGGTTTCCTATTCGGAAAAACGTTGCGGCTGGTTCCCGTTCTCTCATGACGACGGATGCGGGTGCTGCTCAGTTCATCTCGTTTACCCGGATAGTAAGTTGGGATTTGAGGTAATCGGCAACATTTATGAAAATCCTGAAATTGGAGGCGTTGAGGATGGCGGGAATTAATTGCGAGTTATGCGGCGGGGCTCTTGTGGCGTTCAAGATGACGAACAAGGATGGTCAAAAGCGTTATGATTGGATTTGCCCATTGTGTAATGGCGGGATCGTTGACGGACCGGATCCGGACGTATTGTATGCAGAAGAGCGCAGATGCGGCATATGCAACGAGAGGGGGCAATATACCCCACTCCAAAAATCCCCCGGCGAATGGATATGCAACAACGGCCATATATTTCATTTTACGAACAAGCGTTTGGGTGAAGAAATAGAAAAAACAGATAATTCCGAATACCTTAAAACAAAAGAGAAAAAACCGACGCTTAGGGAGCAGGTGGAGCAGCTTCAGAAGAAGATCAAAGGGTATCAGGAACGAATAAACATGTTGGACGCTGATTACGACATTATGAAAATCAGTTTGAACGAAAAGCAACAGCGAAACGACGATTTGCTGAAGACCAATAAGCAGCTGCGCGAGGAATTGAGCGAGTCGGTTAAATTACGGCAGGACAAGCTCATCCAATGGAAAGTCACGACAGACACCCTGAACGAGGAAAAGAGGGATTTAAAACGATCGTTGGATATTGAACGAGAACGGAGCGCAGCCATTCATAAGAGCGTCACAAGCGTCATGGACAGTTACAAGGAGCTGAATATCAAATACCTAGAATTACTGCGGGAAAGCAGGCAGGCACAACCGGCAGCGCCTACGGGTGACGTATTCTTCAGGTCGGAGATGTTGGATGGGCGGGACGTATACATAGCCGCCAATTCGGTTGAATCGACGTTCGTTAAGATCGACGAGGGCGGAAACCCGATAACGTATGTGATTTGTAAAGGGCATGCGGTTCACAAGGTTAAGCACTCGCCAGAGGATATCAAAATGCTCGTCGAAATGACATTGAGGGGAGAATAGGCATGAAAATGATAGTCGTCGGGGGTATAGGAGCTTGTAAAACGTTCGCATTACGGGTTGCGCGTTGGGTTAAGGACGGCGGGTTGAATTTCTTTCAGCCTGCCGAGGAAGAACCGGAACCGTGGGAAGATTTCGAGATGGAGCCGCCGCCAAAGAAACGCGAAGTCGATTCGCTAGATGCTGTGCGGTACACTATGATGAGAGACAAGGCCCGATGCTTGAGGGAGCAAATAGTCAATACTCGCATTGCAACGAACAGCGGTTTGAAGAATCGGCCTATAGGGCAGGCGGTTACATTCAGTTTTGATTTAGCAGAATACGTCATGGAAACATACGGCGAAGGAATGACGAGAGTAGAGGCCGTGGAATGGATAAAGGGAAACGTCGTGCCTGCGTTCGTTGCTGGCGAACCGAATTGGCGACTATTTTCCGTATGGGGGTCAAATACGAAACGCCAGACGGCCACATTTGACGCCTCCCGCGTTTCGAATGGCCGGGAGGACTATCGGAAGGTCAAAAGCCAGCGTGCCAAATACAGGCGTCTGAGCGCCTCAAAACGGGCGCGGATGAGGGGGGTTAAAAAGTGAAAGCGAAGTTTATAAACGAGAATCAAATAAATTTGATTCCAGAAAACGAAGACGAAAGAATTCTATTCAATCGGTTTGCGAAATTGCTGGCAAGCAATCAAAAGAGATTGTCCCCTAGTTTCACATATTCAATGGGCGGGGAAAATCGGGGCGTTTATACTGCATTGGGCTTGTGCCTTTTGGCTAATCTGGGGAAGGGAAAGGATGAATAAAGGGTTTAAATGCGAGGGCTGCGGGTGGATTGGCGAAAAGCCCGCAGAACGAAGCATCATGAAGATAAAATATAAGTGCTGTCCGGATTGCCGGGAGATCGTAAAACCGTACATAACGCCGCTTAACGAGCGTGCGGGCCGATGCCGGAATTGTGCGGGGCATTCGTTCAGGCTGCGGGCTCAGGATCGAGCTATTATCAGGATTTGCGCCGGATGCGGCGAGGAATTAAACACTATGACGATGGAGGTAATTAAGAATGGACAAGTTTGGAAGTCAAATTAAAATCAATGTGGAGACCGAATACGGGCCGATAATGGCGCAGCTTATCGAAAAATTGGATGCTTACAACCGTGGAAAAGCTCCTGCAATATTGATCGAATTAAGTTTCGACGCTAAAATGCCGGTTCGGTCAACTTCAGGGGCGGCAGCTTGGGACATTCATGCATGCTTGGACGAGCCTAGAACGGTACAACCGGGCAGCAGAATAACTATTCCTACGGGGGTCAGTGTGGCGCTTCCGGCGGGGTTTTACTGGGACATGAGAGCCCGTAGCGGGTTAGCTTTCAAGCATGGTCTTATGCTCATTAACGGCGCGGGGGTTATCGATGAGGATTACAGGGGAATTACTCAGGTGCAGTACTTCAATGCCGGAGAAAAACCGTATACGTTCCATAATGGCGAGCGGATAGCACAAGTCATATTGACTAGGTACTTTGATCAGGAATTTGAAGAGGTGGACGAGCTCCCGGATACGGATCGCGGAACCGGCGGGTTCGGACATACGGGTAAATGACATGAAAAAGCCTGATTGGAATTCGTGGACACTCGGCTTTATTTCAGGTCTCGCCGTAGCTCAAATAATTTGGGGAGGATTTCGGATGCTATGATTTGTATTGAATGTGCAGCAGCTATGCAGGAGACGTCCCCGGACGTATGGAATTGTTCGGGGTGCGGGTTTCAGGCCGTACAGACGAGCCTATGGGAGGGCGTAAATGTGGTCCAATTCAACACTACGCCGCCGGATTACAACACGGTAACGAAGCGCAGCATGACACCGGGGGAGAAAGCAGCACTAGAGGCCAAGGAGCGGGACCGGCCTAGAATCAATTACAAAGGGACGTCGGTACTTGCGCCTCAACAAGGGAAATACGGAGGCAAGCATTACAAACGAAAGGGCGGGGAGCGGTGAAAGGTTGGGACATATGCAAGAGCTGCAACGGCGCTAAATGCAAAATGTGCAAGGGGTTGGGATTCGTTCAGGCGAAGCCGAGCAAATACAAGAACGAGCCGACAGAGGTAAACGGCGAGAAATTCGCTAGTAAATCCGAATCGAATCATTATATTTATTTGCTACAGCTCCAAGCGGCAGGAGAGATAACCGATATAAAATTACAACCCCGCTTCACGCTTCTCCCGTCGTTTACGGACACGACAGGAAAACGACATGCGGCCATAGAATATGTGGGGGATTCGTTGGTAACGTACAAAGACGGTCGGCAAGAGGTAAATGATGTCAAGGGCATAGAAACCAAGGATTTCAAAATTAAGAGAAAGCTATATTGCTTCGATGCTCCGGCCAAGGGCTGGCCCCCGCTTAAGGTTATCGCGTTTGACAATCATTACGGATGGATCGAAACCGACGAGCTGAAAAAAATGGAGGCGTCCGCGAATGGAAAAGCGAAAAAAGCCAAACAAGCAGCGCCGCGCAGAATTAAGAGCTGAGAAAGCCAGTGTTTACATGGACGGATTCAACCATGGATATTCCATGGGGGTTGATCAGGGTCGGCGGGATATGGCCGAACAGATATGGAGGGAGGCGGCGGAGCTATGGGGCCGGAGTTTAGTAAATGGATCAGGGAGAACAGAAAAGCCCGCAGGCTTTCTAGGAAGGCATTCGGTGACTTGATAGGCGTTACGGGCCGTACTATTCAGTATTGGGAGGAAGAGGGCAAGACACCCAAGGCATACGCCATGGCGCAGATCAAAAAGCACTTAGGGGAGCCGCCAGCAGAGGTAAATTAAAGCATTACAGGACGGGACAGGCATGCTATTATAAATATAGACATTCAGAGGCGGGCCATGCGGTTACGCCTCTTTTTTCGAAGGAGGGGATAGTTATGCCGAGGAAAGCAGCGGGGGCGAAAAAGCCGCGTAAGCCGAGTGACCCGGCAAACAAGGGCCGTAAAAAGAAATGGGACGAGCTTAATATGCCTTCCAAGCTTGAGATTGTGGAAGGCTGGGCGCGTAATGGCGCTACCGATTTGGATATGATCGAGGCCCTTGGGATCGGGAAGGACACGTTTTACCTTTGGAAAAAGGAGCATCCGGAATTTGCGGAGGCCGTCAGTAGGGGTAAGGAAGTCGCTGATATTCAGGTCGAAAACGCGCTATTCAAGCGGGCGCTTGGGTACACGTATGACGAAACCACGAAAGAAATGGGCGTCGTTGTCGAGGGCGGGCGCATTCAGTTTGACGATGAAGGAAACCCGCGCAAGGAGCTGCAAGTCACAAAAGTTGTAACGAAACAGGTAAACCCGGATGTCACGGCTCAAATCTTTTGGCTGAAAAACCGCAAGCCTGCCGAATGGCGGGACAAGCAGGAAATCAAGCACACGGGCGGGCCGGTAAGCTTTACGAACGATTTGCCGCCGGATGAGGACGACAATGCAAGCGCCAGCGACTAACGTCAAGCTGTCTGAGGTCGTGGGGAAGGGTTACACGCGGTTTTGGAATAGCAAGAAACGGTACGTCGCGATCAAAGGCGGAAGGGGATCCAAAAAGAGTAAAACGGCTGCGCTGCGGTGGATTTACATGCTTATGCAGTACGACAAGGCGAATTTGCTCGTTATCCGTAAAACGTTCGCGACGCTGCGGGATTCGACGTATGCTGACTTAAAATGGGCGATCCGACAGCTGAAGGTAGAACATTTATGGGATTGGACTATCTCCCCGATGGAGATTACATACATTCCGACAGGGCAGAAAATCCTTTTCCGGGGCCTTGATGATCCGTTGAAACTGACGTCAATTACCGTTGAAACCGGCTTCCTATGCTGGGCATGGTTCGAGGAAGCATACGAAATCACGGACGAGGATGCTTTCGACAAGGTTGATATGTCCATCCGGGGTAAGCTGCCGCCGGGGTATTTCAAGCAAATCCTATTAACGTTTAACCCATGGTCCGAAAAACATTGGCTGAAGGCCCGTTTTTTTGATAATCCGGACGAGGATACATTGGCGCTTACGACAACGTACAAGCACAATGAATTCCTTGGAGAGGACGATTTAAAACGGTTCGAGCATATGCGGCGTAATAAGCCCAAGCGCTATAGGATCGAGGGTGAGGGCCATTGGGGTATATCGGAGGGTACGATTTACGACGATTGGCACGAAAAGGAATTCGATTACCGGCAGCTTGTCAAAGAACGGCCTCATATGCAAGTCCGTTTCGGTTTGGACTTTGGTTATATCAATGACCCGTCCGCGCTTATTGCGGTTTTGGTAGACGATCATGCCAAGGAGATGTATATTTTTGACGAGCATCATCAGCAAGGGATGTTAAATAATCAAATTGCTGAGATGATCAAGTACAAAGGATACGCGAAGGAACGGATAACTGCGGATTCCGCCGAGCAAAAGAGCATAGAGGAAATCCGTTTATCGGGTATTTACTCTATACGACCGGCTCGCAAAGGCAAGGACAGCGTAATGAACGGCATTCAATTCATCAATCAGTACAAGCTTTTCGTGCATCCGAAATGCACAAATACGATGATTGAATTATCGAATTACGTTTGGGATAAAGGCAAAGACGGAAAAGCAACGAACAAACCTATTGACGCTTACAACCATTTGCTAGACGCGCTGCGTTATGCGGTGGAGGATTTGAGCGCCCCGGCAGCTCCGAGAGCGCGGGGAATTGGATAAGGAGGCGCAGGATGGATTGCAAGGAATGTATGAGTTTTTTTGTGACATGCCCGTGTGGTTGCGGAGTATCGTTTTGCCCAAGCTGCATGAGCGAAGAGGATGATGGGGGTGAAGAGGAATGAGGATGAACGATTTCATACCGCCGATATTCAACCGAAAAGCATCTGCCGTAGCGAAAGCTATTGTGCAAATGTTCAACGGACAACCGGCATTCACGCCGAAAAACTTTGAATCATTGGCAAAAGAAGGTTTCGAAAATAACGTATGGGTTTACCGCTGCATTACGGCTATTGCTCAAGCCGTCGCCGGGGTCGATTGGGTCCTGTATCAGGGGCGCGGCAAGACGCAAAAGGAATTAGAGGAACATGCACTTATCAAGCTTTTGTACAAGCCTAATGAATTTGAATCCAAGCAAGAGTTTTTCGAGAGGCTTACAGCGTTCCTGATGCTATCGGGAAACAGCTATATCGAGAAGGTAGGTCCTAACGTAGGGCCCCCGATGGAGCTTTATGCGCTGCGCCCGGATCGGATTAAGGTTGTGCCGGACCCCGTTAATTTTATTGGTGGATATGAATATACGTTAGGGGCCAAGGTCGTTCCGTTTCCGGCAAACAAAATAATGCACATCAAAAGCTTCCACGCTACGGATGATTTATACGGCCTATCTGCTATCTCGGTTGCCGCTAAGGGGATCGACAACGACAACGCCGCGAGCACATGGAATAATTCACTCCTGAATAACTCAGCTCGTCCGAGCGGGGCCATGGTCACAGAGTCGCATTTGGGCGATGATCAATACAACCGCCTGAAGGACGAGATAAACGTAAATTATAAAGGGGCAAGCAAGGCCGGTAAGTTCATGCTGCTTGAGGGCGGTTTAAAGTGGGTCGAAATGGGCCTGAGCCCGAAAGACATGGATTTCATTTTGAGCAAGAAAATGAGCCGGATTGAGATTTGCGCGGCTTTCGGCGTACCGCCTGAAATTGTAGGCGACAAGGAGCACGCAACATACTCGAACTATCAGGAGGCACGGCAAGCGTTCTATCAAGAAACCGTTTTGCCTATCTTGGACCTGATTCGGGACAAGCTTAACGCTGGGTTGGTTCCGCTATTCGGCGAAAACCTGCATTTAAACTATGACCGTGACGGGATAGAGGCGCTTCAGGAGAGCCGGGAAAAAGTCTGGGCGCGGGCAATGGACGCTTTCAAAGCTGGGGTTATCATGAAGAACGAAACCCGGCAGGCGGTCGGATACGAGACGGTAGAGGGTGGGAACGTCTTCTATGAGCCGACGAACATCATACCGGTTGGACCGGACGCGCCGGAAGCTCCAGAAATCGCAGAGGAAGACGAGGACGGCGGAGGGGGTGAGGGGAAAAAGAATTTTTTTTTAAAGGTCTGAAAATGTTCAACATGGAAAGCGAAGAGCAAAAGACGGCTTTTTGGAAGTCCATGGATCGGAGGCGGAACGGCTATTATAAGGCGGTTACAGCCAAGATCAAACAACATTTTCAGACGGAGAGGAAAGCAGTTGTTAAGGCGTTCGAATCAGGCGGCAAGGCAGCAGCGGAAAAAGCTGTCGAGAAGAAAGCCGCAGCACTTAAGAAAATCCTAACGGCGGTTGACAATACCGTTATGAGGGATTTCGGCCGGGAAACGTTCGCGCAGCTCAAGAGCGAGGCGGAGCAGATGGAAGTTAAGGCGCCTGCGGGCGATACCTTCAGTGTATTCGATGCAGAGGTTCAACGTTGGACCGGTACGAACGTAGCGCAAAAGGTTGTACTTATCAGCGACACGACAAAAACGCTTATTCAAAATGTTATTGCTGCGGGAGTAACGGAGGGTGAAGGCATTGCCTTAATCGCCGGACGGATTGACACGCTTTACTTGGATCAGATCATACCAAACCGCTCGACAGTCATTGCACGGACTGAGGTTATAAGCGCGAGCAATGCCGGAAACCAATTTGCAGCCAAACAGACCGGCCTTAACCTCGAAAAAGAATGGATCGCAACGCGCGACGATAGGACCCGCGAAGCGCATGAAGACATGGACGGGCGAAAAGCCGACATGGACAAGCCTTATAAAAACGGGCTAATGTTTCCGGGCGATCCGAGCGGACCGGCGAAGGAAGTCATTCAATGCCGCTGTACAGAGGGGTATGCAGTAAAAAAATAGGGGAGGTCATTTCATGCCAAAAAGCAGCTATTTGAGGGCGAAAGTTATCACCGACAACCTGAGTAACGGCACAAAGTACATTGCACTATTTACGGATGCAGCAGGCATTGCAGACACGAGCCAGCCGGTTACGGAAGCGACAACGGGAAATTGCCCCGGATACGCGCGGCAGGCTGCAACGTTCAATGCTTCAGGCGTTTCGACGAACGCGCAGACCTTCACGGCTTCCGGAGCATGGGCAACGGTCCGCTATGTCGGCATTTTTGATGCATTAACGGCCGGAAACATGATTTATTGGGACGAAATCACGGCGGAGACGCTTGCTAACACGAATCAGCTCAACCTCGCAGCCGGACAGGTTACCGTTACGGAGAAATAAGGGGGGTTAGCCTCATGTCTTATTATCTCGAAATGGACGGCGCAACGAATTACCTAAGAACGCCGTCCTTAACCTTTACGGATATCTACATCGATACGGAAATTGAGCAAAGAGAAGGCGTTCAAAGTTGGTACGTTGACGCGAGGACAGGAATCGGATTTGCCTACTTCAACCGAACGCCAACCGGTACGGATACAATTTCAGTGTTCAACGCGGTTTATATTGACGGAGTGGCGAAGACGTCCGGAACGGCATTTGTTCCGCATCTTACGCGCTGCTTGATTCGTGTCGTTAAGACAACCGGCGGCACGGATGATGTCAATATATTTTCGGCCAACAACGGCGGTTCACCGACAAAAGGCAAGTTATACGATATCAAATTTTATAACGGGGCCTCCCTCGTCGCTCATTACGATTTGACGTTAGGAAACGCGCAGGATCAGAGCGGGAACGGGAATCACGCGACGTTAAACGGCGGAACGTTCGTGGACGATGGCAGCGGACCAACCGTGATTGAGACAAGCGCGGTTATTTCCGGAGTTTCGACGGTTGCGGCGTCCGTCAACAAGCGTTTAACGAGTTCTGTGGTCATTTCAGGCGTTTCAACGGTCGCGGCGGGTGTTCGCAAGGTCATAACCATTGCGGCGGATATAGCGGGCATTTCGACGGTCACAGCTTCAACCGGTCGCCAAGCTTCCGCCGCCATTGTTGGACAGTCTACGGTCACGGCAACGATCGTAAAACGATTTTCCCCGTCTTCGAGCATCGCGGGAGCGGCTACCGTTACAGCTACCGCGGTAAAAAAGATATTGGCGTCTGTCGTTATCGCCTCGGCGGTTCAAATTAGCACAACGGGGAGTAAACGAATGAACATTACAGCAGCCATAGAGGGCATTGGAACAATGGAGATAAATCAGAATACGCCGATTTTGGCCGATGAGACCATAATCGGAGGGCGTAGGCTGCGGATGGAGGTAGAAGGCGGACGTTTGCTGCATGTCCGCGTCACAGGAGGGGTTTAAGTGTACGATTACACGAAGTTAACGTTAACGATAGGGAAAAGCCGCGTGTATGATTTGGTTCTTAAAGATTTGGACAACGGCGGTCCGCTCAATTTAACCGGCTGTAAAATCAGGTGGGTGATGGGCAAGACGGTCGATTCGTCCAATTTGATCAACAAGGACAGCGAGGGGAACGGAATTTCTATTGTCGATGCTGCGGGCGGTTTAGGTACGCTAACCCTAACGCCGGGCGATACGCGAGGCATGACAGCGGGCGAATACTATCATGAGGCTGAATTCGAGGACAGTTACGGGAACGTTTCGCCTCTCTTCTCAGGACCGTTTTTCCTTAAGGGCAGCGCAATCAAAAACTAAATTGGAGGTTACAACATGACATTACGATTAGATACTCCTATCGGGCAAATCGCGCAGTACGTAGAAGGGCTTGAGGTTGAAGTCGATCAGGCAAAGGTAAGGGAAAAGGCTTTATTAGCTCAAATCACGGAGCTTAAGGCCCGTCCGGAGCCGTGGGAAGTGAAGGCGGAAATCGTCATAGCGATTGCAAAAGCTTTCGACGCCCTGAAAATCCCGTATGTATTCGGCGGGGAGTCGATAAGTGGCATGGATTGCTCCGGATTTGTGCAGGCCATTTTCAAACAGGTGGGGTACAACATGCCACGAGTCAGCAAAGATCAGGCCAAAATCGGAACGCAGATCAGCAAGAGCAGCCCGGCGTTATGGCGCAAGGGCGATTTAATTGCTTTCGATTACAGCGGCGATGGAGTTATTGACCATATTGGGATTTACATGGGCGATGGATTTATGATTCATACCAACACGCCATCGACCGGAATAAACATTAAGGCCGTTGCACCTTCCGCGTCGATCGTTAGCGTTAACCGCGTTTTGTCTTAACTCTATTGGAATTTACTAGATTTAAAGAGTGATTTATACTATTATGTGAGGTGAGGACATGGAACGCGAAGTAAAAAGTTTCGGATTCGAAACAAAAATGGTTGACGACAATCATTTCGAGGGTTACGCGTCCGTTTTCGGGAATGTGGACAGCCATGCAGACATTATGCAGCCGGGCGCATTCAAAAAGACGATCAAGGAGCATGCAAGCCGCGTGAAAGTCTTGTGGCAGCATGACCCATGGCAACCTATCGGCGTGCCGGTCGTGATGGAGGAAGACAGCAAGGGCTTATACGTTAAGGCTAAGATTAGCCAAACGGAAAAGGGCAAGGAGACCCTAATCCTCCTGAAAGACGGCGTGATCAACGAATTAAGCGTTGGTTATAACACCGTTAAGGAAGATTGGGACAAGACCCGAAATGTTCGCCTCCTGAAAGAAGTCAAGCTATGGGAGTTCTCGCCGGTTACGTTCGCGTCAAATGAAAAGGCGACGATAACAGGCGTGAAGTCTATTGCCGCTCTGATGGACGAGCTCAAGGCCGGGCGCATGTTGAGCGCCAAGAATGAGGGTCTTGTAAAATCAGCAATTGAGGCATTAACGGCACTTTTGGGAGCGTCCGAAGGTGGAGAGGAGCCGCCGAAAAGCACTCCAACCGAAACCGAGAAGGCGAATCAGGAAGCCGCCGAGCAAATAAAAGCAATGATGCAGGAAATGAGCGCTTTTGCGCGCCGTCAAAACTATTAAAATTTGGGAGGGTTACGAACATGTCGCAAGAATTGAAAGATTTACAAGCTGAACTAGCGAAAACTTGGGGCGAGCTGAAAGACATGGGCACGCGTCAAGAGGCAGAAATCAAGAAGCATGGCGACGTTACCGCCGAAACTAAGAAAACGATTGATACGATCAATGCCGCCATGGATTCCGTCAAGGGCCGTATCGATGCAATGGAAACGAAATTAAACCGCAGCTCTTTTGCTGGTTCCGAAAGCAAGGACCCGCAAGCGGAAGCTAAGTCCGAGGCTTTCTATAACTTTATTAAGAACGGCCTTGGTGCATTGAGCAAGGAAGAAAAGGCGCTCGTTCAAGATGCTACAGGCGAGATTATCGTTCCTGAAGATTTGGACAACGTTATCTACCGCGCATTGCCGGGCAATACGCTTATGCGTTCGCTTGCTTCCGTTCGTAGAACGAACAGTAACCGGATCCGCCGTATTTCCATGACGGAGTTGACGGTCGGTTGGGGCAAGCTGGAAACCACCGCTGCTACACTGGGCGATT